TGCTTGATAAAGCCCTTGGGAAAGTGATTCCATCGGCTGAAGAGGTCCAGACGCCTCTACGAGCTGCGCAGGAATCCGCTGTAGCCACTCCAGAGGCTCCGGTAGTGCAGACGCCCACCACAGTCGTTCAAGCGCCTGCGGCGCTTCCAGAAGCCCAATTGAGTGATCTCATCAAAAAGGCAACTTCTACCAGCTCCAGCAGCGTGAAGGCACGCGAACAACTCGCTTCGATGGCTAAGGTCAATCCAGAAGCCAAGGCTGCGGCTGATCGGCTTGGTCTGGATCTTCCTGCGGATGTCTTTAGCGATAATCCACAGATTCGATCCGCGATTGGTTTGACTCGCTCAGTTGCAGGATCAGAAGCGGAGGCCGGTTGGCGCAATACAGTTTCCAAGGCAGTGGATAAAGCTGACGACGCCATCAAGACCTTTGATGCTCAGTTCGTGGAAGGCTCTCCCAGTTTGGGCTCTGTTTCCCAGACCGTGCGCGATACATTGGCGAAGACGCGCGCAGACCTGAGTGAGAAAGCCGGGAAGATCTATACCCAAGTCGATGATGCGATCCCCAAGCAGACCAATGTGGAATTGCCAACGCTGACTGGCGTACTCAACACGATCAAATCAGAAGTAGGCGCTGGGGGCCTATCCAGTGCAGAGCGCAAACTCTCAGCCATGATCGATAGCAGCGAAACGACCTATGGCCGTCTGCTGCGCGAAAAGAGTCTGATCGGAAAAGCGATTGCCGGCCAAGATTCGCCCTACGGCAATATGGAAGCTGGCGCACTCAAACGGCTTTATGGTGCTTTATCAGAAGATCAGCTCGGCAATGTCCAGAGAATCGGCGGCGATGATCTAGGCCAACAGCTACGCGGGGCAAATCTGATTTATGCGCAGGAACGTGCATTAGGTGATCGCATCGTTAATGCTTTTGGTGAGGATGCAGACGGGTCTATTGCCAATTTGATGCGCAATGCTATCACTTCAGCCTCGAAGGGCGATTCCGCACAGTTCACGAAGTTGATGAAGGTGGTTCCTGATGATCTCAAAAAACCAGTGGTGGCTACAGCCCTTGCTTCAATCACTCGTTCTGCTCGTGGCGCTGAGCGTGGCGGCTTTGGCTTCGATGAATTCGCTAAGACGTATCGAGGCCTTCGTGCGAATCCATCGGTATATGCAGAGATTGTTAAACATCTTGGTCCGACATCAAACGCGGTCCTGCGGGATCTCTACGAAGTCTCCAAGCGTATAACGGATGCTCGCGCACAAGTGCTGAATACCGGCAAAGCCAATCAGGGGCTCTTACAGGAACTGCGCGCTGAGAATCTGGTGAGCAAGATTCTGCAAAGCACAGCCGCCAAGGGAATCGTTACAGGCGCTTCTGCGGTCGGCGGTGGTCCAGCGGGCGCAATTGCGGCCTCTGTGCTGACTCACGCACTTTCTAAAGGCGGGAAAGATGCTGTTTCCGAAGCCGGGAAACTCTTTGCAAGTCCTGAATTCCAGAAACTCGCTATTCAAGCGGCCACCAAGCCTCAAGTTGATCAGGCTCTAATCAAAAAAGTGGCAATGTCACAACAATTCAAAAAATATGCTGACGCAATCAAATTGAACCGCGAGCCTAGCGTGAGAGAACGCTGGTTAATCGGCGCTATTGAATCATCTAACCAAGGTAAAACCCCATGACGACCGCGCTGATCTCTAATTTCATCCAATTCTTTGATAAAGATGGCGATCCATTGGATGACGGTTCTATTTTCATTGGCGAAGTGAATCAGAATCCTGAAACGCATCCTCAACTCATTTATTGGGATGAAGATGCTACTCAGCCAATTGCCCAGCCATTAAAAACCACCAATGGATATATTTATCGGGCTGGAACGCCGGCGCAAGTATTTGTGACTGGCGAATATTCAATGACGATTCGCAATAAGCAAAGCGAAGTGGTCATTTATGCGCCGAAGTGCAATATTTTCCCGAGCAGTGCGGATGCCAGCAAGAAGCCTACGACAATTGCCAATATTGCAGATCTACGAGCTGCTACTGCAGTTACACTTTCTTCTTCGTGCGCCCAAGTTGTAGGTTATTACTCGCCCACTATTTATTCAGAGCCAGATCAGGGTGGCGGTTTTTTCATTTACGATTCGACAGATACATTATCAACGGATAATGGCGGCACGATTATTGTTGATGCTGATGGTCGCCGCTGGAAGCGCCAGGTTTCTGGGAGATTCAACGCCGCATGGTTTGGTTTAAGTAGTGCGCTGTCGGATAATGCGCCAGCTCTCAATGCAGCTATCAAGGCATCTCTAGTTGGGTCTGAGCCTTACTATTTCTCGAATCCATCCGTCTATATCCCATTCTCACAAGACCCTTATTTATTCCTCAGCACTATTGAGCTAACCAACCTCGTCATAATTTATGGTGATGGTACGGGCGCTGGATTCTCGCGTGCGCCAATCCTCTCTTGGCCTATAGCCGGTCAAACAGGCTTTCATATTGTTCCATTCAATGCCGGCCATACTGGCTCCGGCTCGATGATCAGTGGTTTGCATCTTCAGGGCACAAATGGAACCCCTGATGTTTATGGTGGTCACGGCATTCATGCACAGGGACTCATCCGCATTAGAGATTTCCAGATCTTTAATTTCCAAGGTGCGCAGGTTTCCATTCAAGCAGACACTGCTAGCAATACTGGCAATGCGAATGGTTGGGAAATTAACAATGGCATTTTAGGTGGTGGCGATTACGGCATGTATTTGGCAGGTGGTGATGTCAATGCAGGAACAGCGCGCATGGTTGGCGTTGAAGGTTGCCGCAAGTGGGGCATCTACGAAAATAGTTTCTTAGGCAATACTTATGTTGCCTGCAATATTGCTTCTGCTGGCAGTCAATCAATCGTTACTTTTGGCGGCAATTCTTATTATTGTTTAAGTGATTCTCTTGGAGGTTCAACGACTCCAGGCACTGATGCAACCGTATGGAAATTAATGGCCAATGGCGCTTATCCAGCTTGGGTCAGTGGTGGAACTTATAATCAGGGTGGGGCTTATTGGTCCGCAAATCCTAGCAGCCGAAATGTGTTTCTTGGTTGCTACTCTGAGTCCGGTCAACCACCATCACTAATAAATGCAACATCGCTTGTTCTTGGCGGCCTTCATGCCGCAGGGTTTAGAGATTCTTCCTCCACGCCACAGCTTCAGGCAATTAATAGCGCGCTAACTTCTAGCAAATTCGTTACTGGGACTCTTTCATTTGGCGATACCCATCTCGATAGTTCGCAAGGGCTAACGAGTGGAGATGGTCAATTTTTTAATGACACACAGCTCAATGGGTACTGGTGGACTTTTTCAAAACAAGTCGGTTCATGGGGATATCAATGGGCGGGACTAGGTACTCCGCATTATTTATTGTTCATGGATCGATCAGCTACTCCAGCTAATGGGTATAAAAGAAATATTTCGTCGGCATTTAATCCCAATGGATCTAATGGCACCTTGGCTTTAGACGGCCATTATGCAGGAAGCAAAACAGAAAATTTCTGGCGTGGATTTGCATCAGCCATACCGAATTCTGGATCATGGTTTGCTGGCGATGAATTGAAAGATACTACTCCAACTTCTGGCGGCTCTATTGGGTGGGTTTGCACGACTAATGGAACGCAAGGAACGCTTGTAGGAGTCACAGCAACCACCATCAACGGATCTCCGACCTTCACTGTCAGCACAACAGCAGGATTGGATGTGGATGTCTTCATTTCTATCGCAGGCGCATTCACGCGAGCAAAAATTATAAGTATTATTGGCACTTCAGTTACGGTAGATGCGAATGCATCTGGTGGCGTCAGCGCGGCAGTAACTTATGCGAATGCAGTATTCAAAACATACGGCAACATTTCATAAAGAGGCTTCAATCATGAAAAAGTTATTTATCGGTATTTTTCTTTCTGCTCTGGCTTTTTCAGCCTCAGCGCAAACGGTAACTGGGCGCGTTTATTCAACCTGCGGAACTGCTGCTTATAGTGGCGCTGTGGGGCAATACGGCGCTATTACACTAGATGCAACTGGCAATCTATGTTCATCTTCTGGAGGCGGAGGTGGATCAACAACTGCTAATCAAGGAACTGCAAACACTGCAGCTAATGCGTGGCCCGCCATCGGTGCAGCATCGGCAACTACGAACATCTCCGGGGCCATCACTTTGGGCGGCACATTTCAAACCATCTCAGCTTCCAGCACGACCCGCAAGAGCTTCGAGTTTCAGAACAATAGTGCTGACCCTTGTTATCTCTATTTTGGTGTGCTGGGCGCTGCTACGTTGAATAACTCGCTGAAGGTGATTGCAGGTGGATCATACCTTCGATCCAGTGGGGCACTCCCTTCGGATGCCGTCAATTTGACGTGCACCACTACGGCTGATGTTTTCTTCGCCGCCGTGCAATAGGGGTAGACCATGAAAAAATATCTGCTATTAATTCTTGGATTGGTCTTTAGCGCAGCCTCTTTTGCTGACGGTCTTTCAACGCCAGTCGGCACGCTTGGTCTGCAGAACGCCAACGCAGTCGCCATCACCGGCGGATCAGCTACCTTCACGGGCTTGGTGAATAACTACGGCCACAATGCACTCAGCACAAATTCGGTTTACGGTGGCGTCCTCTCTGCCATTACAACTGGGGATCGAAACACGGTTGTCGGTATTGAAGCTTTGAGAGATACAACCTCTGGCGTCGGGAATACGTCCATTGGCTATCGGGCGCTTGTGTTAAATGCAGATGGCGCTGCAAATACGGTGGTTGGATTCAACTCGGGGTTTAATAATTCATCTGGGTCGAATAACACCGTTTTAGGAGAGCAAGCCTTTTATGAGAACACTACTGGTAGCAACAACACTGCAATTGGTGGGACAGCGGGAAGTGATGGCACTACGCTCACAACGAATAGCAATTGCACCTTCATAGGCTATCAGGCAATTTCCACGGTCAATAATTTGACCAATTGCACTGCACTAGGAAATGGCGCGCAAGCTACGGCGAGCAACCAAGTTGTCATCGGGAATGCGTCTGTCACTCAGACTAGAATCAGGGGACTCCAGACGACAACTGCGGAAGCAGATTCCAGCTATAGCATTCAAACGCCATCTACGGGTTTCTCCATCACGATTGGCAATACCGTTGGACGGCTGCTGCTCAATCCGGCAGGAACGCTTGCAACGGGCACTATCACGCTACCTGCGTCACCAGCCAATGACGGCCAGATTGCTCGGGCTTGTACCACGCAGATCATCACTGCGCTAACGGTATCGCCAAGCGGGGGACAAACGATTGCAGGAACAGCGCCAACAACATTGACCGCTAACGGCTGTATTACCTATCTGTGGAATCTGTCTGGAACCCAGTGGTATCCCGCTAATTGATATGATCCTTGCCTATGTTCCCAAGTATTTTAAGCTGGAGGAATTTCTCCCTAAGGAGATTTTCTCCAAACTTATGCCGGAGACAATGTGGAAAGGCTACATGATGCTCGATGAGCGAATGCTTCGCCATGCCGATCATTGCCGAGAGGCTTTCGGGCCGCTGACAATCAATAATTGGTCAACGGGTGGATCTCGTAACGAATCTGGTCTGCGTGTTCCTGGTATGAAGAATTATTCACAGTACAGCCAGCACAGTTTTGGACGTGCATTCGATTGCGTCAGCTCAACCAAAACAGGTGAGCAGATGCGCCAATTCATCCTCGCAAACAAAAAAGACTTCCCCTACGTCACTCGGATGGAGATCGGCACAAGCTGGCTCCATTCTGACTGTGGAAATGCTGAACCGATTACGATGGTCAACGCTTAAAAGGAGATGATGATGGACGCTAAAAAGAAGTCGCTATGGCTTAAAATCTTGGCAGGTATCGGACTTGCGCTCGGTATCGCTGGAACTATCGTTACTGGCGGCTCTGCTGCGCCATTCATCGCTGCTGGCAAGGTTCTTGTAGGTCAGGCCACAGCCGTAGTCAATGCTCAGCCAGAAACAACTGAGGAGAACAAGTAATGGCTAAGAAATCGAATGGCAAAGGGCGCGCTGGGGGGCCAGGGCCGATCAAAAAGTGAGATCAATAGCCGCTCTCTTTGCTGTGCTACTCGGTCACTACGGGTACGAATTTGCAGCATTGTTGAGCGGTGGTGATTTAGAGAAAGGCTCCTCAATCTGGTTTTATTGTTTTCGCGGGATTGAAGGCGTGATTCTTTGCTACCTGCTTTTGCCTGTATTCCAAAAGCACAAGGACTGGCTTGGGAGTGTTGGCGTATTCGCTGTTCTGCTTGGAATGCTTGAAGAGGGCCAGACAGCAGTTTGCGGTGCAGTAGGGGCCGGAATTAGAGTCCCATTTTGGTCTACATTATGTTTGGAGGAATTTGGGCCATTGCCGTATCTGATGCTCACGGCCCTGGCGCTTACTTTAGTGGTGAAGGGAATAAAAAACAGATGAAAAACATCGACCCGTCAGCAAGCGTTACGGCGCTCCTAATGGCCTCTGCAAGCCCTTTGCTGGCTCAGTACGCCCTGATTCTTGTGGCGGCTATCTTCGGCGCTCTGGTGGCCTTGTCTCGTGCGGATAGCCCGAAAGGCTCACAGGCCATTGGATTCATGTTTCGCGCTGTCTGCTTTTCGGTCTTTTTGACCGGCGCGTGTGCAAGCTGGCTGGCACCTCACGTCGGTTTAGAGGTCTATCAATTAATCTCTGTCGTCTCCTTTGGGATTGCAGTGGTCGGAGACGGATTTTTTGCTGCTAAGGAACGGTTTATTGCGTTCCTGCAAAAAGGTAAAACCGATGCTTAACTATCTGCAAGTCATCATCTGTCTATTCATCTTCGTCACATCGTTTTGCCGTGCTAAAAAGATGGATAAAACGACACGTCCTGAGATTCGATGGAGCATGGCGGCTTTGGGCGCTCTGTCCTTTGGTGTAGCAATGTCGCCTTGGGCCTGGGGATTGGAAGCTAATGGCCCTGTAATCGCATTTGAGGCCTGCGTAGCTCTGGTTCAATACGTGACAGGCCGATTATGGTCGCAGGGTGTTCCGGCGCAATTCAGGCGCTGAAGTAGAAACGCCCCTCGGTTCAGGAGGGGCGCTTGGTTACGAGCTTTGCCGGTTTAGCAGCACCTTGTCGGACGCGTTTGGCCGGAGTGCGTGCCAATATGCTGCATTTATTGACAATATTTGTCAACTTTGATCGGCTTATCACAAAATTCACACTCACAAAGCGTAATCACCCTCCCTGTGTAGCTCTCCCAATCGTAGAGCAGGGGCTTGTGGCGTCCTGTCAGGCAGAGGATGGATTGCCACAGATAGGCGAGTAGGTCGGTTAGAAAGGTGTGCATTCTGAGTGATTTCCGTAGCGTTTATGGCAGTCTCTACAAGGCTTCGGAATCCATTTTCTGAATAGCCAGAAGTGTAGCCATTCCTTGAATGTATTGTGCCGCGTCATGCCAGCCAGATGCTCATAGCTCACATCGGGATTGTCACATCGCCAACACGGATAAGCATCTGAAAACCGATAGCGGGCCATGCTCGACTGGCACCCAAACCACCAACAAGTAAGTCGCGCAAGCTTTAACTTAATGCTCATGCTTCATCCTTTCCTTTAGTGGGTGTGCGTCGGCCAATCTGTGCGGCGACTTTAACGATTGCTCTACGGGTAGCGGCGTCCTCGTCATCTCCGTAAATTTCCACTTCTTCAATCGTCGCGTCCGGTTCGCCTCTGTATGATTTCACGCTTTCCGAATATTGCTTGGCGATAACCGAGTGCTTGGGTCTGGAATAGATTGGGTATGGAATGACTGCAATGCCAAGGTCAAGGGCCAACTTAAAAGCAGTGCCGTTGTCTTTTAGCGGGTTCCAGTTTGAGCCTTCCAGCGAGAATCCTTTATTGAGCGCGGCGAGTGCAAGCCTCGTTAATTCTCTGTCGCTATCGTTCATCATTTTCTTGGCGCTCCGTCGATTGATACAGCGAAGATGGGATTCTGTGGCTTGGCCTCGCCAAGTTCGATCTGCTCTCTGAGCAACTGCGCAGCCTTCACCAAACGGTTGTAAGCCTCGATTGTGCCAAGTTGGGCCTCCAGCGCATTTACAGCCAATCTCAGACTGTAATCGCAAGGGCGCACGATCTGCCTAGGCTGCTTTACCGGCCTGCCAGTTGCAAGCGGCCATGCCTTGACGTTGCTCATGCTTCATCCTTTCCTTTAGTGGGTGTGCGTCTGTTCCAAATGGCTGCGAGCATTGTTTCTGGCGCTTTCATGTATCCGACCCAAACATTACAGGTCTCGCAATAGACACCGATCCTAGGATCGAATTTTACTTTATTGCCCCCGCAAAATGGGCACGGCTTTAGCTCAACGCTCATCCTTTCTCCCCCTTGCTTAATCCATGCACAAGAGATGCGCGGGCTTGCCATGCGAACCATGCGTGCTGCACAAACGGTCTGCTGTACTGCCACTTACCGTCCCTGACATACATGCCTGCCGCTGAAAACTGGCCGACATTAAATTGTGCGTACCTTTCAAACTCCGCCCTCTCATCCACTTGATCTGTCTGCTGGTGTCCTTGCTGTTCATGCGCAAACCAAGAAGTTCTATTCGCTTGCCGCAGCTCTAGGAACGCTTCAACTTCTTCGGCACATTCACGCAGTACCATGGTGCTGATACTCATTTTGCACTTCTCGAATTCCATAGCGCGTAATTTCCATCCAGCGCAGATAGAGCGAAGTTTTGATGAGTCTGTCTGCTGGTGTGCGGAAACCTGTATTTCTCGGATGACTTCGATGGCCTCATTCATAGCAGCCTGAACAGGCACGCGTCGAAGATCGCCATCTTTGACTGCGATCCAGCCTTGCAGAACACGAATCAACTTGTCTGCCCTTGTTTTATCGGGCACAGGGGGTTTATCCATGTTTGGCAATGGCGCGGCGTCGATCATTGAGCAATACAATTCATCCGGATGCGCAGCTTTGCCGTAGTTGTGAATGTAGGATTGATCGTTAAGATCATCGGCTGCTTTCAGCATTTCCTTCGTCGGCTCCCTCGGCACAACCACTTGCGTATCTGCATCAATCGTTATGGTGATGAGGTTCATGGTTAATCCAGTCCTGTTTCTGGCGGCGCGTCTCGGATCATCTCGGCCATGCGCTCAAGCGCGTCTGCGAACTCGTCACGGCGGTGCCCGGACTTCGGTAGCCAGAACGTCACCGCGCTACGATCATCATCTGCCGGTGGGTGGTGAAGCATCGGTGACGAGTGCAGCATCAACTGCACCGCGTGATACGTCAGTCCGGTGTTGCTAACTTTCGACACTAGATTGACTTCGCTCGTCAGTTCTTGGCTATAGACATTAATTCTCATCCTTGCTCTCCAGACTGCTTTATGGGGTTTGATGGGGCTGCGACTTTCAAAGAGGCAGTGCAGGTCTTTTGATGCCCGCACCATTTCTTACAACGCTGCCCTGTTTTCATCTCATGAGCGCAAGACCACGCGGAGATGTTTTTATTCGCCCAGTCTGCGTGCTGATTAAGATTTTCCATGCCGCGCGGAATTAAACCATCACTAGCCCATGTGATACTCCCGCATAATTTGCACCAAGCCACGTCATAGCCGCCTTGATAGCCTGTTTGTATTTGCAGAATTCCACCAAGCTTATGATCACAAGGCGTGAATCTTGGCTCATCCTTGGAAGATTGCAATGCATCCGGCACGCTCAAAGCCTGCTTAGAGGTGTAGAGAGGAATGCTGAAAATATCCGTCTGGCCTTCTGATATTTGCCCGCATAAGGAATCAGGATGCAAGTCTGGTCGGATAGTTGCTCTGATTTCACGATGCGAAGCCAGCGACCTGATCGTACTTTCGGCAACATACCCCACAGGCTCCGCCTCTCGGCTCTCCTGCGCTTGTAGGCGGTCAAGGATTGCGAGAGCTTCCGGTGCCTTGCCAATCCAGTAGCTTCCACAGTTTGTATTTCTTGCGTCGTCCAGTAAGCCTTCAAAAGCCTCGCGTAGTGTCGCTAGATCGTTCTTAGTCATTGGTTGGTTCCTTTAAGATTTCGTGCCGCTGTGTCCCACGCCCACTGAGTTTTGTATTCGGCAGAAAGTTCGCCCCACTCTGGGTCTATGATGCAATACAGATGCCGATCTTCGGAGTGCACGCACTTTGCGTTCGGGTGCACTTGTTTAACCTGTTCTTTGGAAGTCATTTTATTGCCCATTACATTGTTTAATGAAAATGAATGCGCGCACTCGGGTTAAATAATTCGTGTAATCCGCGTCACTCATTGCGTCCTTTTCTTCCTTGGCCCAATTGAGCTGGAAACACTGAATGCGCTCCCAATGGAGAATCGTCTTTAGTCGTGACTTAGCTATCTGTGCGCTAGTCATCTCTAATTTCCTTCTGGTGGTGTGGGTAGCTTGAAATGGGTAGGTGTAAAATCGATATTGGTTATCGGCTTCCAAGTTCCGCAAACGTAGTAGAGCCATTCCCCTTGTTTGAATTCACAATCGACCAGACGAATTTCGGTCATGTCATAGGGAATCCACCCCCATAGGTCAACGTCAGTGCCATCCTTCGGCGCATTCTCGATTGACTGCCACTCGCGCCGCTTCAATTCTGCAATACAACGTTGCAAGAAGTTCTCCTGAACGTCGATATAAGCGCCAACATCTCCATTCCAAGAAGAATTCAGAAATCCTTCAATATCCGCCACCAGCGTCTTATCGTTCATTTCTTCGTCTCGCTGTTGTTGAGGATGGCGGCGTCTGTATAGCGCATGCACTTAAAGCAATATGGACGATGTGGCTGTCCGTTATCCTGATGAATTGGCGTAGGAATATGGCCGACAATCGGGCAGCGAAATATTCTGTTAAGTCTTGCGCCAAAAGTGTCATGCCAGATTAGATCGCGATTGTACTTCCAGAAATTCTTTCGGAATAATTCCTTGATGCGAAACTGCTTGCCGGGATAGCGGCCCCAAATATAAAAGAAAATATCCTTTGTCTGTCGTCCTGCGCTCATTGATGTTCTCTCCAAAATCGTTGTAATACTGCTAACTCTGTCGGGCAACCATCGGCTTCCGTGCAACGCGGTTCGGCTTCTTGAGCTTTGTCAGCCTGAATACGCTCAACGCACTCACGCAATAGAGCGGCTATCGTGGGGGCTGCGGCGATAAAGGCAGCATCTGAACTTCTGCGATTAATGCTGGAAGCCGGATCAAACGAAGCTAGCGGCCCTATGGTTATTTCGCCGTAAACATTTGCCTTGTTAAACGAAACGTGGGCTAATTGTCCTGCATGCGCTGGTTTTGCCTGCCACTCACCCTGCGTGCGCTTCTCGTCCAGTAGCAACACTTCCTTGCAGCGTTCAATCAGTTCGGCTGTCATGACTGTAGCTCCTGTTCGGCTTGTGCCCATGCTGCATTGATCGCGTGGAACTGTTCCGAGGTTCCGCCATTATCGGGATGCGCCTTTGAACGTGCGCGCTTGTAAGCGTCATTCGCATCTTCCAGCGTTATAGCGTCAGGACAGCCCAGAACTTCGCGCCAGTCGAGTGGCGTGACGATTGATGACGGCAGGGCAGCAAAGCCAGTGAAAGCACGATCAAGGATGTCTGAGACGCCCCAACGATCAAGGCCGCGCATGGCTCCAACGCTCAGGGCAATGGCGTATAGGTTCTCGTGAATCTTTGACCACGTATCGCAGGCCAGAACTTGGGGCTTGCCCTTTCGCGTGAAGTAGACCGCGACGCCCACATCGTCTGGCTGTTTGCCATTGGCCCAAGTCGCATAGATTCCGCCATCCTGACGCAGCGGAACATTGGTACTGATGATCAGATCACGAGCGCCCAGCAGCGATAATTCACGGCGCAGATTTCGTTGCGCCGCATCCAGCGTCTGCTTGAATTTTGAACCCGTTCTGAGATGGCGCGCAGTTCTTTTAAAGCCAGCAGGCCAGCACAATGGAAAAGCAGTTTTCTCTGTCACATCGTCTCTCCAAATAAATAACCCAAATACCCAATCGAGATAAATCCAGCCAAGCCGATAGCGAGGTAGATCACGTATTATCCGGTCTAGGCTTGCGATCCCTGGCTGTCACAAAACCAATCGTAATAAGCAGCATCGGGATAGCGCCAAGCGTTACGGCTATAGCCACAGGCGCTCCGTAGGCCTTCTGGCAGGCATAGATAGCGGCGATCAGCCCAAACGCAGCCAGAGCGATTACAGCGCGGATTGTGAACCAGTCCATTAGGGCGGCTAGTTCTCGCGAATCTTCGTCAGTGTGCTTGTTTGCTGGCATGTGCCTTATCCTCCTTAAGTTTCCTGCGGTAGATGCAAAGCCAGTTCTTCGCGGCTGACTCGGTGACGTAGACGCCCATCTCTCTAAAGATCATGCCAACAGCTTCCTTCGGCCCTTTCTTCTGAACTACAATCAAGTTCAGCGTTCTCTGCTTAACCTTGTCGGAATAGCCCGCTCTGGTTCTCTGCTCTGTGATGGGCTGGCGTGGGTCGCGGTTTTTGCTTGGAGCCGGTTCGCCACGTAAATCTTTATCGGCGTTGATACACCAAGCCTTGTGCTCATCGCTACCTAACAGAGGCAATCTTTCGCTCATTTCTCGCAATCCTCCTTTGCACTCGTTTGATAGCCGCTGCCAGTAACTTCGGGTACTCGTCCGATCCCTCTATTTTGGCCGCTGTGATGGTCTTCCTGAATTCGATGGGCAGGCATCGCCAGTGCCTTGCACAGAGCGACATTCGAGCAGTTAGGCGGCATTGTGGGCAGTTGGGTATGGGGCACTGATAGCGTTCCTTCACGACTTAACGCCAGTGATCTGGCCTTGCACTTCCTTGACCAGTTCCAGAAACAAAGCACGCCTGGCTTGTAGGCGCTGAATTTCATCAGCGAAATCAGCCTTGGTGACGCGGTGAATGAATAGCTGTGAATCTTCTGGAAAGTCTGAGCAATAACTGACGAAATCTACCCAATCGCGCCCGGTGCAATCCAGATGCCCTACAAGCTGCCAGCGGTAGGCCGGATCAAAGCTATTGCGCTCAATCGTGGCAAAGTGCGTTGAGGCAATCACGGACTTGATTTCGACAACGCCATCATTTCTGACAAGACCGTCTGGAGAGTCGCCATATTCTCCGCAATCGAAGAATCCGCCATTGGTTACATCGGTGAATGTCTCCTCCTCGTACAGCATGCGCGCTATAGGCTCCTGTGCGTGTCCACGGTCTGTATCGTCATTACTAAAGGAGAACTCGGCCTTCTTGCCTGTGATGCGTTCTAACGCGATCTGGAGGGCATAGCGGCGCGCAGGTTCACCAAAGGCTTTGCCATCGTTTGCCATGAACGTGCCAAAGCGTGAACTGGTCGCCTTGCCCATACGCAGATCATCCCAGACAGGCGTGTTCTGCTGAATGTCGTGGAAGATCATTCGCCGTGAACTCCGCATTCGTCCAGAAGTTGCAGCCGGTCATCGTTGGTCATCTCGACCTTTGCCAGCACAGAATCAAGGCTACCGTCACGCTGGAAGGCCGCTTTAGCGTTCGTCCATGCCTGAGTCATGGCAGGGGTCAGGCGCTTCTTGGCAACGCTCTTAGGGCTTATACGCAAGCCTTCCAGCGTCTCTTTGCCGAAGCGCACGTTATTGTCCACGTAGACCGTAACCTGTAATCCGTGCCAATCTTCAAGGAACGCAGAGCCGGTCAGGTTCTTCATCGTCTTGCTGTTGGTCGCATTGAGAATCATCGGCTTGAGTTTCTCGCCCACGCGGATTTCCTTCTCAACGAAATAGGCCGTGTTGAAGTGATCCTTAGTTTTCTTGGTCTTGTCCAATTCCAGGGCCACGCGGCCAATCGTCAGAACTGTAGGCTCAACGATATCAGCGCTCGACAGATACGGAGAATCGAATGCTTTGCGGAAATGGGTCTTGCGTTCTTGCTCAGTCACGTTCATCTCCTACAGGTTAAAGTTAGGCGGCTGCACATGCATGAAGTGCATCAGCATGTGAGCGGCGATATAGGTCATCATGGCGAGAACGGCGAAGGTTACGCAGCCGATCCAGATATTTCCTAAAGTGGTCGGCGGCTCTTTGCGCACGATCTTATAAACGTAGTCTTTCTGAATCGTCATGTTGTTCTCTCTATTTGTGGTTGGTTAGGCTTAAATCTTGGAAGCGATCATGCGAAGATCATCAAGAGAAATCTTTGCTCCTGAGCCGTAACGAAAATATTCACTGATCTGGCGTATCAGCTCTACGCGCTCCTTGGATTCTTCGTATTCTTGGCGAGACAGATATAGGGCATGATCTGGTGAATATTGCGTTTTCTGAGTCCAACTCCCAAGATGGAATTTAGTCTCCGACCATGCAACGCCATCCATCCAGACCGAGAAATATTTACGCCCAACGGATTTCACGATGACATCGGCCATCTTCGGAGTGCGATTCTGGCTATACACCATAAAAAGTTTCTGGCCTACAACTGGATTCGCGCTCATGCTTTCGGCTCCTGTTTATCGGCGCTGTGCTTGGCTATCAGAGCGCGGCGTCTGTATAGCGGAATGGTGTATTTGGCGGCTTTGGCTGGCGTTGCTTTTTTCAGCAAGTCATAGACCTTTGCTCCAGCGGCCATCAAGCCGTCCTCGCACATGTAGGCTGCCGGTTCATCTTCATAGACGCTGTGTCCAGCCAATACCGCACGCAGCTTGCTAACGCCTGCATCACGAATGACGCCATCGACTGCATCGTCAAGCGCCCACTGAATCGCCTCCAGCATCTCCGCATTAACCTCACGCAGCCTGTCGCGCTCGGCTGTGATTTCATCAAGCTCTGGCTTCATCGTGGCCTTGCAAATATTGTAGGCCTCATCCTGAGCCAGCTTGAACTCGTCATCAATCAGGCCATTCAGTCGGTTTGTGCTTCTGTGCCATAGCTCAGTCAGCAGATTCAAATCTTTTTGCGGGATGGTCATGTTGGGTTCCGGTTAGGCTGATGGAGCTGGCGGATATTTCGCTGTGTGGGCGGCGATAGCGGCGTTCAGTCCATCATGTGTAGGGCAATCAGCGTGACCAACAAAGTCCATTCGGTAGCCATCTGGGTAATGCTTCTTGAAGGTTTCGTGACGATCTTCGCGGGTGCCTTCCAAAATCCCAAGGTCTGCGCGCATGTATCCTTCGGATGAGCAAAGATGAGAGCCGAGGGCTTCGCCATCTGCCGAGATCAACTGAGCGTGCATGAAGCCAGTTGAGCCGCCATTGTTGAATCCGTAGATCACTGGCAATTCGTTCACTGGCTTATTGTGCGGATTGAACTCGGCATAACCGCGCCCGCGATGAGCCGCGAGAAATTCCGCTTCGTATTGTGCTGCCGCTGCTGCTGTAGTCATGTTTATCCTTCTCGTTGTTTGTAGTGGGTTGGGGTTAGGACTCGGATTCGAGAACGTTGTGCGTCATGCTTTCGATGATCTGCGTCGTCAGCTCCGTCGTCAGCGCTTTGGTGTGCGTCACCATGCTTTCAGCCACTACTTTCAGGATTGCGTCAACGTGATGAGGTTGCAGCACAACTTCCACCGTGCCGCCAGTGCCGCTAAATTTGATCTTGCCGCCTACTGACTTGGGCGCAATGCCACTGGATACGAAATCATAGGAATTGCGGCGGATTAAAAGTTCTTCGAGTTGCATGTTTGTATCTCCCGTTGATAAATAGATTAATTGCCGCGAGGCTCAACACCTGAGCCACGGCAATCAATGCAGCGCGAATCCTCGACCGGCCCATACAAGCCAGCGCCAGAGCCGCGACAAGTGCCGCAAATCGCATCGTCCTGCATTTCCTCGCCTTCCTCCTCCTCATGCTCATGAAGGGATTTGATGTAGAGGCTGCGCTTGTGGGGTCTGTAGAGAGGCATGATTTAGGCCTCCGCACTTTGAGCAATGCGGAAAGCTTCTTCGCTGAAAAGAGCCGCGCTATGACGATCCGCTGCGATGAAATCCTCGCTGTCTGCCATTTTCTGACCACTGGCAAAACTCATAAACAGCTCGCAAGATTCCGCCATGCCGATAATTGCAAGCTTCTGTTCTTCAGTCATGATTAGCGCCCCTTGCAAAATGGGAGGATCAGCAGATCGGGGTAAGTCGCTTGAAGGTAGCTCTTGTCGTCGCTGATTTCGACGATGCGGCCTGACTTGGAGTAGGCGGCATATTGGCGGTTAAAACTCATGGTGGATCTCCTGAATGCCTTGTGGGGCGGGAACCGATCAAAGTGACCGTGAGACAGATGCTACTCGCATGTTTTGGCCGTGTCAAACATTATTTGCAGTTGCGCAACAATGAAGCCGTCTGTACACTATGCCGACACATAGGAGTGATGTATGCCAAAAACCAAAAAGCTAGTGCCAACACGCAAAGCCGCGCCTCGTCAGATGGTGGCATTGCGACTAGACCTAAAGACGCTGCAATTCATCGACGCAATCGCCTTGGAAGAAGATCGCAGCCGGTCTAGTGTGATCGCGCGTATTCTCAAGGCTGAGATGCCTAAGTAATTTTCGTAACCAAAGGAGCGGGAAATGGACAAATATTCAGGTGGCGCTATTGGCGGTGGAATTGCATATCAGGGAAATGCATCGCAACCATGCCCAGCAGAGCGCCAATCCCACGTTCGCCAATCTCTCAGTGATTTAGAGGAAATCGTAACGCGCAACCAGAGTTTGATCGAACGTCTCGCTGGTCGCCTTTCGAGTGTTCTTGCCAATCGTCCTTTAGATGCGACTGCTAACAAGCAAACAGAAAGCTATAAAGTTGGTCTTGCTTCGGAAATCAGTGCTTCGGTTGCGCGCCTCAGTGCGCAATCTGTGCAGCTCAATGAACTTCTGGAAACGCTCGAACTGTAATCCCTCCCCCGCCGCCTACATGCTCCATAGCGTAGACGGCATTCAACCCGCAGTGTCAAAGCTGCGGGCCTTTTTATGGAGATGAATATGGCTAACCGTTATGGCCGGAATCAGAAGCGTAAGCATAGGGCCGAGATTGAATCTTTGCGTCGGATTCTTGATTACGAGCGCAATTATGCTGATGGTCTTGAGCGCCGCGTATATGCTGAGGCCAGAGAGCGTTTCCACATGGAGACGGACATCATGCGAGAACAGTTGAATAAATGCTTTGAGATCATCGCTAATTTTAAAGCTATTACTCAGCCTCACATGATTATATCCAATCATAAACTGCAAGAGCTGCTCGGATGAAAGAACAGCCACACGATGACATTCCTGGCTTCGGCCCATTAAGCCCCGAACACAAGGCACAAGGCTGGCTAACTGGCCTCGATCTACTTCCGCTGCTTGAACAAATAGCGCGCCAGAAGTCCGACAATCGCAAGAAGGAGAGGTTTGAGCGCTAGACAATAAGAAGATTCAGTTTTAACATTGCAACAGGTTGGGATTAATTACCCCCGATGGCAAAGTCTACCCGTGCCGCATCACGGAATAGAGCCGCCACCTACTAACTTGTGCGGAGGTTTTAAAATGTCAGATTATGCGCGTTACGAGTCTCTCAAGGCTCAATGGATTCGCCAGAATCCAAAAGCATCGCCATCCCAATACGAAGCAGCCATGCGCGCCATTGCCAAGCAGTGTGGCGTATGAGCGGCGATTGGATGAAGGTCGAACTAGACCTGCCGGATAAGCCGGAAGTATTCCGCATCGCCTCAATCTTGTCACTAGACCCCGATTCCGTTGTTGGGAAGCTCGTTCGCGTCTGGTCTTGGTTCGATAAACACACAGAAGATGGTAACGCTCACAGCGTTACCTTTGCGTTAGTAGATCGTATAACTGGCGTTACCGGATTCGCGGAAGCGATGACGTTTGCTGGCTGGCTTGAGCAGGAAGGGAGCATCCTGAGAATCCCAAAGTTTGAGCGCCATAATGGGAAAACCGCGAAGAATCGCGCACTTACAGCAAAAAGGGTAGCTTCGCACAAGGTCAAAACTAACGCTGATGGTAACGATAAAGGTAACGCTGCCATCGTTAGCGATGCGTTACCTAGAGAAGAGAAGAGAAGAGAAGATATAAAAGAAAAGAATACGCGCAAGCGCGTTGTGTCTATTCAGACTTTACTCCCTCCTGATTTCTCAATCAGCGAAAGAGTCCGCAAATGGGCAACTGATAAAGGTCACACAAAGCTCGAAGCACACCTTGAACACTTTGCGGGAACTGCTAGAGCTAAGGGCTACAAATACACCGATTGGGACGAAGCGTTTATGAACGCCATCCGATCGAACTGGGCGCAGGTCGGCGGGAATTCCCGTTCGCCTAGTTCCGAGCCGCCCACAAATTACTGGAAAGCGGGAGAGATGTAATGCAAGCCAAACTCCCCCCGCACAACATCGAAGCCGAGCAAACCGTACTTGGCGCGCTTCTTTTGGACGATGCCCGATTTATCGAAGTGGCTGCGATCGTCTCGCCGAATGATTTCTACCGGCAAGACCACGGAACCATATTTGCGGCCATGATCGAGCTTCACCGTAAATCCAAGCGGCTAGACTTCATCACGCTGACAAGCTTCCTCAGTGACGCAGGAACGCTGGAAGATGTTGGGGGTATGTCCTACGTCGGAACCCTGTCAAACGACACTGGCAGCGCCGTTGGCGTTGTCCTGCACGCGGAAATTGTGCGCGATCGGGCAAAGCGGCGTGAGGCCATCCGAATCTGCTCAGAGATCAGCGTAGCGGCTTATGGCTCGGATGCTGACGAGCTAGCTTCCATGTTGTCGATCGCCGTTGATTCTCTCAATAAAAAGACACAAGCTAAGGCGATCAAGTTTCAGGCATCCGTGGATCTTGCGATCGTAGCAATGCAGGCCAATGCCGATCGGCGTCGGGCTGGCGGTGTTATCGGCGTGCCTACTGGTATTCCGTCGATCGATCAGCGCCTAGGCGGTCTTTACGGCCCTCGCCTGATTGTTCTGGCAGCGCGTCCAGGAGGCGGAAAGTCGGCGCTAATTAATCAGATCGGCCTCTATGCGGCTAATCGCGGCCGCGCCGGTCTAATCGTCAGCCTTGAGATGGGAACCGAAGAATTGGCAATGCGCGGCATGGCGAATCTGAGCGGCGAGAACCTAACCAAAATCACGCATGGATACGATGACGAGGGCCAAAGAGCTTGCGACAAAACTTCTACGATCGGCGACGTTCCTTTATGGTTCGACACTGAAAGCCTAACGCTTAACGCCATCTGCGCACAGATTTCTGCAATGAAGGTTAAGCATGGCATCCAATGGGCCGCAGTCGATCACATAGGCCTTGTGGAAACGAAGCAATACAGCACGCGCAATGATCAGATAGGGGCGATTACGCGAACGCTAAAGCAGCTTGCCAAGCGCCTCAATATTCCGATCATCGCCCTATCACAGATGAACCGAGGCACTGACGAAACTGCCAAGCCATCCCTGCGATCGCTTAGGGATAGCGGAAACGTAGAGCAAGACGCTGACGTAGTGATATTCCTCCACGTTGATCCCGCGCAGAAGAATCAGCCCATAAAGCGCGTGGAAGTTGGCTTTGAAAAGAACCGAAACGGGCGTGTCGGCTGGCTAAGTGAGGAATTCCAGTTTGACGGTGCTTGCCAGACATTTCGCGAAATAGCGCCGAGCGCATATCCCTGAAAATTGATAATTCCGGTCAATCGTACAATCCTTAATTAAAATATTTGACATATTATTTAAACCCTGTATTCTAGGCACATCGGCTCAGGCCAACACGCAGAAAGGGGGAGAAGGAAAGTGAACAACCCGCATCAACTCGACAACAGCCATCTGAAAGCATTGCAGCTCAATCTTTCAAATGAGCGCAGCCGTCTTGATTCCGCGAAAACGAAACAGGAGCGCGAATTGCGCACAGTTTGGGTTCGTCAGATCGAACGCGAAATCGAAGCAGAACGTTCCTTTCTCGGCTTCTTGGCAGATCCTGAAATCAACTTGTCTGACGATGAATTGCTTGCCGAGTTGCAAGCATGAACGTGCAAGGACTGACCTATCTGGAATTATGCCCCTTTTGCGGAGGCGTTCCAAGATTTAATCAAGCGGGCTTGACTGGTTGCTGCTATGTCGAATGCACTGGATGTTTCGCGCATTCTAAAGTCGAATCTCCGCATGACACACCTAGCGATAAGATGGCACAAGTTCTAGCAGATCGCTGGAATAAACGCGTCGCCTAACCCCATCACTTCAACACACAGGGAGAGTAGAGATGACCTGCAACTTCACTCAGAAGATACTTTCAGAGCTTAAGCGCGGCCGCAAAGTCAGTGCATTGACCTGCGCGCGCTGGACTGACTTCCCGTCAAGTAAGGCGACTTCCAGAATTAGTGACCTTCGTCGATTGGGCCACAAGATCAAGGGCGTCTGGATCAAGAGCAAGACAGGCCGTAGGTTTATGCAATATTCGATGGCCTCCAAATGACCGAGAAGCAAAAGAAGCGCAAGCCGGGTAATCCACGCACCGAAACCCGCTACATCGGCAACACAGCGACCCTGGAGCGCCATCACTGGCAGAAAGCCGAGCTGATTGGCGACGGGAACAGCAGCAAGGGGATTCGGCGGGCTTTGGATAAGTATGAGCAAGATAAATGAGCCTTTCATCGCATCAATCCGCAAAGATGAAGAACGACGAATGGCTTACGCCTCCTGAAATCCTCAAGGCATTAGGATCTTTCGATCTCTATCCCTGCGCCCCAGTGATTAGAGCATGGCCAACTGCGGATAATCATTTCTGTAAACGCGATAATGGCCTTGTTCAGCCTTGGTCTGGCCGCGTCTGGCTAAATCCACCTTTTGGTGTGGAAGCTGTAAAATGGATGCGGCGCATGGTTGAACACGGGAATGGCGTGGCTCTAATTCCCGCTCGGACTGAGACTCGCATGTTTTATGAAACAGTCTGGAACCATGCCGACGCAGTTTTGTTTATAAAGGGGAGGCCGCACTTCCATTACGTCGACGGAAGAAAGGCCAAAGCTAATAGCGGAGCGCCAATCTGCCTTATCGCTTACGGTTTTGATAACGCCAAATCGCTAAAGAATAGCGGTCTTGGATTCGTGGCTAACGCACGATGAAGCTCAAGAAATGCCAGAACGATTCATGCGGCAAGAAGTTCGAACCGCGCCAGATCGGGCAGAGAGCATGTTCAACCGCCTGCGCCTTGCTCTATATTCACGCGCATCCTGAGATCATGGAGCGCATTGGGAAGCGATCAGCGGCACTTCAGAGGGCTAAGGCGAGGAAGGAGAGGAGAGACGGGCTGGAAAAGCTCAAGAGCCGGAGCGCATGGCTTAAGGATTGCCAGCGGGCATTTAACGCGATGATCAATCGGCGTGACCTGGGGAAGCCTTGCATTGCCTGCAATCTACCGATTGTAACTGTGGTTCACGCCTCCCATTATCGGACAGTCGCCAGTTCTCCGCATTTGCGCTATGACGAAAGAAACTGCCATTCCGGCTGCGTTAAATGCAATGTTTTTTTAGTAGGCAACGTGATAAACTATAGATCGAATCTAATTAAAAGGATTGGACTGAAAGAGGTCGAATGCCTTGAATCTGATTCATCGGTAAAAAAATGGACAATCACGGAGATAAAAGAAATGGAATCCAATTTTAGGCGGAATTACTTATGACTGAAATTTGGAAGCCGATAGAAGGATACGAAGGAAAATACGAAATTAGCGATCATGGACGTGTTCGCGCTCTTTATCGTGAAGGTGAATATTTGGCTCGATGGGGAATTGCAAAAATGAACTTCCCTGCAAAGATGATGAAAATTTGCAGAACGCCGACTGGCTACAACTATGTAGCGCTCTCAAGGGATTCAGTTTCGATTAAATATCTAATACATCGCTTGGTTTTGGCTAATTTTATCGGCCATGACGAACGTCAATGCAACCATAAAGATGGAGACAAGGATAATAATCATATTGATAACTTGGAATACTGCACGCCACTCCAAAATCTTCGTCATTGCATAGATGTTCTTGGCAAGAAACGCGGGGAAAGAATGGCCGCTGCAAAGCTAAAAGAAGCCGATATCCCGAATATCCGCAGTGACAAAAGGTCTCTGAGATTAATAGCCGCAGACTACGGTGTAAGTTTGCAGCAAATTCACCACATAAAAACTCGGAAACAGTGGGGCTGGCTGGCCTAATGCAATCCTTCATCCTCCCCACTACCAACCGCGAGATGATGGCCGCAAGGGTTCACAACTTCCTGCTGACGGCCTTGCCAGGGAATCGGCTAGAGGTCGTCGTAGGTCGCTACGTCAAGAAGCGCACCAATCCTCAGTGCCGGTGGCTCAATGGCGTGGCTTACAAGGCTCTGATGGATTTGACTGGATACGAGCGTGACGATATTTCAGAGTGGGCCAATGGGACGTTCTGGGGCTGGAAAACGATCAAATGCCCGAAGTCACCGAATAATCCAGAGGGCTGCAAAGATGTTCCGATTCGCACGACGACGACTGACGAGAACGGCAAACGGTGCGTGATGACGACATTGCAGTTTCAGGACTTCAAGGAATTCATTCAAAGGCATGGGGCTAAGCTGGGAATCCACATTGCCGACCCGAACCAAGATGAGTTGACCGATTGGCAAGAATAGCGTAGCATCGCGGCGAGATGCAGTTAGGAGAAAGCCATGTACTCAGGTCTTTTGGGATTTCCTTAGTAGATCAATGATGTTGTGAACGGTTTGGCGCGAACCATAATCGCGTCCTGATAAATTGGAGCTAGAACCCAATGGACAAAAGCATTAAAGAAGCAATCGAATGTCTCGCTAAGAGAATTAACAAAGACAGCACCCCGGACGAAGCGCTTAAGTTCACGCAAGCGGCATGCAATTTGGCAAACACTTTGGCTACTCTAGCCCACGGCAAGTTAATGTAAATTCATGCATTTTGTGGCGGAGTGCGAGCTGGCAACGCAGGGCCGGAAGGCTGAAGCCAGTAGAACATTGACACCAATCAAAGTAAGTTATATAAAACATAACAGACGGCTACGAATGTGCCGATTCATCAAACATTTAGGATTGAAAATAATGGCTGGCGCACCCAAAGGCAATGCCAATGCAGTTAAGAGCAATCATCTGGTCACAGATATGCTCAGACTAGTGGTTACTCAGGACCAGAAGAAGCTTAGAGCGGGCCTAGAGAAAATCCTAGATGAAGCTGAAAAAGGCAATTTATTCGCCATATCTTTCATTGCTGACAGATTGGAAGGAAAGCCAAAACAAGCAACTGAGATCACTGGCAAGAACGGATCTGATCTCCTTGGGTCAATCAAGCGAGTAATCATTGACCCGCGAATTACTGATTAATACGCCCAGAGTCTTTGTTCCGCTGCTACAACCAGCTAGGTACAAGGGCGCATGGGGCGGTCGAGGCTCAGCTAAGAGCCACTTCTTCGCAGAATCCTTAGTGGAACGCTGTGTAATGCAATCAGGGCTCAGGTGGGCCTGCTTACGTGAAGTGCAGAAGTCTCTACGTCTTTCGGTCAAACAGCTCATCGAAGACAAGATAGAGGCCTTTGGACTCGAATCCGAGTTTGAATCCAAGCGGGATGAGATCGTAACGCCTGGTAACGGCATCCTGATCTTTCAGGGTATGCAGGATCACACGGCAGACAGCATCAAATCGCTTGAAGGGTTTGATGGCGCTTTGTTTGAAGAGGCCCAGAGTGCCAGCCAGCGGAGTTTAGACTTGCTTCGTCCCACAATCCGCAAGGAAGAGTCCGAACTTTGGTTCGCTTGGAATCCGCTTAATGACACAGACCCAGTCGATGTGCTGCTGCGTGGTGAAAATCCGCCTCCCCGCTCAATCGTGGTTGAATCTAACTATGAAGACAATCCGTGGTTCCCGGATGTGCTTAGGGAGGAAATGGAGTACGACAAGCGCCGCGATCCCGACAAGTATGCCCACGTTTGGTTGGGGAAATACCGCAAGAACAGTGAAGCCAGAGTTTTCAAGAACTGGAAGATCGAAGAGTTTGAGGTAGGGCATGATTGGGTTAGGCGGCAGGGAGCTGACTGGGGCTTTAGTGTCGATCCCTCGGTTTTAATCAGTTGCTATCTGCGCGGACGCACACTCTTTGTTGATCAGGAAGCCTATATGGTGGGCTGCGAGATCATCGATCTGCCTGAGTTATTTGATGGAGTGACGGATTCGCGTAAGTGGTTCACGACTGCAGATAGCGCCAGGCCAGAGACAATCAGCCATATGCGCAAGCATTGGAGCCAAAAGATCAATGCTGCGATCAAGGGGCCAAAGAGCTTAGATGAAGGGGTGGAATGGCTGAAGTCATTCGACATCGTGGTTCACCCGCGTTGCAAGCATTTGATCGATGAATTGAGCCTTTATAGCTACAAGGTTGATCCCAAGACACAGCAGGTCCTGCCAGAACTGGCCGACAAGGATAACCACATCATTGATGCCTTGAGATATGCCTGCGAAGGCGTAAGGCGCGCTGAAGTGGCCGAACCAGCAAAGGTTGTTGCATTGCCAATTGCGAACAGATGGTGAATGATTCATCATCTTTGAGGGATTCAGCATGAGAATGACACAGCGCCTAACCGACATTCACGCCAGCGCATTGGCTGAGTTCGACAAGATTCAGTCGGCAGTTTACCCAGAGCGCATGCTCTGCTTAGAAGATCGCCGATTTTACTCTATCGCAGGCGCGCAGTGGGAAGGACAGCTTGGGGAGCAGTTCAGCAACAAGCCAAAGTTTGAATTTAATAAGGTCCATCTCGCGGTCATTCGCATCATCAATGAATACCGTAACAATCGTATCACCGTGGATTTCCTGCCCAAAGCAGGCTTCGAAGACCAGAAGCTGGCGGACACTTGTGACGATCTATTCCGCGCAGACGAGCAGGATTCGGTAGCCCAAGAAGCCTACGACAACGCCTTTGAGGAAGCTTGCGCCGGCGGCTTCGGAGCTTTCCGTCTCTGCTCAGAATACGAGAATCCAGAAGACGAAGAGGATGAACGCCAGCGCATTCGGTTTGAGCCGATTGTGGATGCTGATAGCTCCGTGTTCTTCAGCCTCTCATCTAAGCGCCAGGACAAGCGCGATGCTAAGCGATGCTACGTCATCGTCAGCATGTCGACGCAAGCCTACCGTGATGAATACAACGATGATCCGGCAGCATGGCCTAAAGAGATACTTCAGACCCAGTTCGATTGGTATACCCCAGAAGTTACCTACATTGCTGAACTCTATGATGTAGAGAAGACCAAGAAGAAGATTCAGGTCTGGAAAGGGCTTGACGGCGAAGAAACCCAATACACCGATGAAGATTTTGAAGCTGACGAAGGCTTAGAGAATGAGTTGAAAGTCACGGGAAGTCAGTTGATCAAGACCAAGACGATCCAGACTCAGCGCGTCCGCAAATACATCATGTCGGGCGGCAAGATTCTAGAAGATTGTGGTTATATTGCAGGCAAGAACATCCCGATTGTTCCGGTTTACGGCAAACGTTGGTTTGTGGATAACGTTGAACGTTGCATGGGCCACGTACGTCTTGCTAAAGACCCTCAGCGCCTGAAGAACATGCAGCTCAGCAAATTGGGTGAGATCAGTGCGCTCTCAAGCGTGCAGAAGCCCATGATGACGCCTGAGCAGATTGCCGGGCACCAGCAGATGTGGGCTGATGACAACATCAAGAACTATCCCTACCTGCTGATTAACAAGACCACAACGGCAGACGGTCAAAGCGTCATTGCTCCACCTGTCGGTTATACCCAAGTCCCCAATGTGCCTCCGGCTATGGCTGCACTGCTGCAGCTCACTGAACAGGACATGAAGGAGATTCTCGGTAGTCAGCAGGCCGCAGAGCAGATTGTTTCCGGTGTTAGCGGTAAAGCCGTAGAGATGATCCAGACGCGTCTCGATATGCAGACCTTCATCTACATGTCTAACTTCGCCAAAGCCATGAAACGTGCGGGTGAGATTTGGCTCAGCATGGCCAAAGAGCTTTATGTTGAAGAAGATCGCAAGATGAAGACGATCAATCAGCAGGGTGATGCTGGCACAGCAACCTTGATGAAGCCGATGATGGACAAGGAATCCGGCGCTATCAAAGCTGAAAATGATATGAGCAACGCTGAACTTGAAGTCTCAGTCGATGTCGGCCCTTCCTCAAGCAGCAAGCGTGCGGCAACCGTCAGAGCTTTGACTGGCATGATGCAGATCGCCAACCAAGACCCTGAGACGATGAATGTCCTCACTTCGATGGCCATGATGAACATGGAAGGTGAAGGCATTGGCGATGTCCGCGATTACTTCCATGCCAAATTGGTGAACATGGGTGTTGTCAAGCCGACTCCTGAAGAAGCCCAGCAGCTGGAAGCGGCTAGAGCCAATCAGAAGCCCGACGCACAGACGAACTACCTCAATGCTGCTGCTGAAGAAGCCACGGCCGGCGCAGCCAACAAGCGGGCCGATACGGTCTACAAGATTGCAGGAGCTGAAGAGCGCCGCGCATCTGCCGTCAAACAGATTTCCAGCATTCCCATTGCTGAGCGTAATCAGACTCTGCAAGAGATTCAAGCCGCTGGAGAGTTACAAGCCCAGCAGTCGCAACAAGTTGTTTCAGAGCCCGCAAATCCTGAAGCAGCGCCGGTCCCCACTCAGCCGGTCCCATGAGTGAGCAAGGAGTAGAGCATGCCTAAGATTGAAGTGATTGATGGAAAGACGCCGGAAGAACTCGCCGCAGAAGCTGCAGCATTAGCTGAATCCGGTGAAGAGGAAGAGCAGGAAGAGGAAGAAGAACTTGATCCTGAGCAGCCAGCCGAAGGCGCTGAAGCTGAACAGGAAGAAGAAACGATTGTCTCTATCGGTGAAGAATCTGTAGAGGAGGCTGCCGAGCGTCATACGCCGGCCCCGCAATGGATCAAGGAACTTCGCCAGAAGACCCGCGACCAAGCACGACAGATCAGGGAATTGACTGAACGGGCCAATGGGGCAGCCGGTGTGGTCCAGAAGATTCAAGTGGGCAAGAAGCCCACGCTAGAAGCCTGTGACTTCGATGCTGAACGCTTTGAGCGTGAGCTGGATACTTGGCATGACACCAAGCGTAAGGCCGATCAGCAGGAAGCACAGGAGAAGGAACAGGCAGACGCCCAAGGCAAGCAGTGGCAAGAGCGCATGCAGGGCTATGAGAAGAGCAAAGCAATCCTGAAGGTGATTGACTTCGAAGATGCTGAATCTGCTGTGCAAGAAGCGCTGACGGTCACGCAGCAGGGCATTATTGTCTCGGGCGTGGATAATTCAGCCTTGATGATCTACGCCTTGGGCAAGAATCCTGCCAAACTCAAAGAACTCGCTGCGATCAAAGATCCAGTCAAGTTCACTTTTGCCATCGCTAAGTTGGAGCCTCAATTGAAAACCACCACACGCAACAAAGCCCCGGCCCCAGAACGTCGTCTCGATAGCTCGGGATCAACCTCTGGCGTCGTGAACAACGAACTGGAAAAGCTTCGCGCCGAAGCTGAAAAGACCGGCGATTACACGAAGGTCGTCGCTTACCGTAAACGCATGAAAGAGAAAGCGCGTGCATAAATGTTGTAATCCCTGATTCATTGGGGGTATATTCAGCGCACTAGTTCCGGTTCTATCTAACCGAGCATGATCGGCTCCGCCTCCGAATGGTGAGTAAGCAGCAAATGCGAACTCAATTCCAATCATTCAACAGGAGCCGATCATGGCTAATAGTTTCAACAAAGAAGAGCGCGTTGCTTTCGAGCAACTCCTAGAGGGATTCAACGACCAGCTCGTTTTGTCCCGCAATGTCAAGATTTACAACACCGACTCGCTGACTATGGAGCGTGCGCAGGACACCATCTGGCGTCCAGTGCCGTACATCCAGACCAGCCTTGACGGTTCGCCTGGTACGGACATCTCGGCCAGCTTCATCGGTAAGACCGAGCTGGCTGTGCCCGCAACCCTCGGCTTCTCCCGAGCTTCGCCTTGGACGATGAACGCCAAGGAACTCCGTGATGCACTGCAGGAAAAGCGTTTGGGTGATGCGGCCAAGCAGAAGCTGGCTTCGGACATCAACGTCAATCTGATGAACCTCGCCGCAGTCCAAGGCACGCTGTTTGTGAAGCGTCCTCTGGCTGCGTCTGGTTTCGATGATGTGGCGGCTGCTGAAGCCATCATGAACGAGCAGGGCGTTCCGTCCAATGATCGCGTCATGGCACTCTCAACCCGCGACTACAACGGCATGGCCAGCAACTTGGCAGGCCGTCAGAACGTCACTGATCTTCCTCTGGAAGCCTATCGCCGCGCCTATGTCGGCATGATCGCCAGCTTTGATACTTACAAGCTCGATTACGCCAATCGTCAGGCCGCTGCTGCAGGTTCTGGTTTGACGATCAGCACGGCAGATGCAGGCGTGAACTTCTACAACCCACGCGCAACCAGCACGTCAGTAGGTGGCAAGATCAACGTGGATAACCGCTACCAGACTGTAACGGTATCGGCCACCACAGGTATCGTAGCCGGTGACGCCTTCACCATTGCGAACGTGAACTCGGTCCATCACATCACCAAGGGTGATACGGGCCAGCTCAAGACCTTCCGCGTGATCTCGGTCACTGACGGCACGCACATGGTGATCAGCCCTCCGATCATCAGCAACCAGGTTGCAGACAATGCAGCCGCTCAGTATCAGAATTGCGTTGTGACGGCTAAGTCCGCCACTGCCGCAATTGTGTTCCTGAACACGGTGGCTGGTTATCTCAATCCGTTCTGGCAGAAGGATGCCATCGAACTCCTGCCGGGCCGCTATGCGGTGCCTACGGACTCGGGTGCAGCCATCATGCGCGGCACTACGGATCAGGGGATTGAGGTCGTGATGCAGAAGTTCTACGACATCAACACGATGATCACCAAGTATCGTCTCGATACCCTGTTTGGTGTGGTCATGACCAATCCGGAAATGTGCGGTGTTGAGATGTTCGCGCAGACTTAAAACGGCAACCTTAAGGGGGCTTCGGCCCCCTTTTTTCTATGGAGAAAGTTATGCCGCTGAAGAAAGGTTCAAGCAAGAAAGTCATTTCAAGCAATATCCGGCGTGAAGTAGCTGCCGGAAAACCAGTGAAGCAAGCCGTAGCGATTGCTTATTCCAAAGCAGGCAAGTCCCGCAAGCGGAGCAAGAAGTGATCGAATTCTCAGAGATTGTTTATCGTGGCTTTGGGCCACATCATCGTAAGGGCGGCTCGTTCAATTCCATCGGGGTCAAGAGCCCTGAAGAGATGAAAGCCAAACTTGCCGATGGCTGGTATGCCACGCTCCATGAGGCGATTGAGGCTCATGACAACCCAACCAAGGTTGATGAGGCTCCTGCAACTCGCGGCGAGCTTGAAGTTAAAGCCAAAGAATTGAAGCTCACCTTTGACGGCCGCACGTCTGATGCGAAGCTGTTGAAGATGATTGACGAGGCGTTGAAGGCCTAGCATGGGCTGGACTAAGCGCCAATTTATCGAGCAGGCCTTTGATGAAATTGGCCTCGCAAGCTATGTATTTGATCTTCCTCCTGAGCAGCTCAATAGTGCCTTGAGAAAAATGGACACCATGATTGCCACTTGGAACACAGCGGGTGTGCGATTGGGTTATCCATTGCCTAGCGCTGCGGATGGTTCCGATCTGGATCAAGACTCCGGTGTTCCTGATTCTGCCAATGAAGCGATTTATCTGAATCTGGCAATTCGACTAGGTCCTAGCCTTGGTAAAGCTATTGCGATGGAAACCAAGGTCAACGCCAAAAATGCCTACGATACGTTGCTTGGCTTGAGCGCTATGCCCGTTGAAATGCAACTGCCTGTCATGCCTACGGGTGCTGGCAATAAGCCCATTCTGCGCCGTTATACGCCCTCCCCTATTGATCCCATTCTTGCCGGGCAAGATGGCCCGATTGAATTTGACTGAGTATCCACGATGCCAACCATTAACAAATTATCACGCGTCGATGTCATCAAGGCAGGAACCTTATTCCCTGTCTATGACCAGGATGCTGGTGATGCAAGGGCGGCTGCAGCTTCTGTCCTACTGGCCTATATCCAAGCCAATCTTGGCATTCAAGATAACAAGATAACCCAATACGCAGCGCCCAGTGCAACAGGTTTCAGCGTTCAGATTCGGGATAGTAATTCAAGCATCTGGCTATTGCTGACACCGACAGCGGGCTATGCAGCGGGAACGCTGGTTCTTCCTCAGCTCGCCAACTGTGCGGACAAACAAGAAATCCTTGTGAATTGCACGCAAGCCGTCACGACCTTGACCATCAATGGCAATGGCGCAACGGTTACGGGCGCACCTACAACGCTTGCCGCCAATGCGTTCTTCACTCTCCGTTTCGATGCAGTGACTTCGGCGTGGTATCGCGTCTAACGTGCAGCTCTCTATCCTCTCAGGAATTTATTCAGATGCAGCGCCAGACTTTCGCTCTTCGCTGCCTCGGAACATGGTTCCTGTCCCCAAAAATACCGGCATCAATTCAGGCTATCTTCGCCCAGGAGATGGCATTGTCCAATTTGGAACTGGCCCAGGCGTAGATCGTGGAGGCATCAATTGGCGCGGTATTTATTACCGCGTTATGGGAACCAAATTAGTCAGCATTAGCGATATTGGAGCGACTACGATTCTTGGTGATGTGGGCTCAGGAGGAGAGGTTACTTTCGATTATTCGTTTGATCGTTTAGGCATTGCTGCTGGTGGGCGGCTCTATTATTGGAATGGCATTGCTCTAACGCAAGTCACAGATAGCGATCTTGGTGTAGTCATTGATATGGTCTGGGTCGATGGCTATTTCATGACCACGGATGGCACATTCCTGATTGTGACGGAATTGAACGATCCTTACTCGGTCAACCCTCTGAAATACGGTTCATCTGAAGCAAATCCTGATCCCGTTGTCGGGCTTCTGAAGGTCCGCAACGAAGTCTATGCACTCAACCGCAATACCATCGAGGTATTCAACAATGTGGGTGGTGATAACTTTCCCTTCGCTCGGATCGAAGGCGCTCAGATTCAACGTGGGCCGATGGGGACGTATGCTGCTTGTGTATTCTTGGATAGCATTGCTTTTGTGGGCAGCGGTTTCAATGAGGCTCCTGCAATCTGGCTAGGTAGCAATGGCCAGACCATCAAACTCTCAAGCCGTGAGATTGATCAACAGCTTCTGGAATATACAGAGGCACAGCTTGCCAAGGTGATTGTTGAGCAGAGAATTTATCGCAATCACCAAGCCCTTTATGTCCATCTGCCTGATCAAACGATTGTCTATGATGCAGCTAGTAGTGCGCAACTTGGCCAGCCGGTCTGGTTTCAATTGACCTCAAGCTTAGTTGGCAGATCCCTTTATCGGGCCCGAAATATTATCTGGGTTTACGATGATTGGTATTGCGGAGATCCTGCATCTAATGTGCATGGGCGGCTCGTTGATCACATCAGCACCCACTACGATCAAACGATTGGATGGGATTTTGGAACAGAAATTGTTTATAACGCTGGTCAAGGGGCAATTTTCCACGATCTGGAATTGGTATGTCTGACAGGCCGAGTTGCGCCCAATACTGATCCGGTGATCTGGACTTCCTATACGATTGATGGCGTAACCTGGAGCCAAGAACGATCATTCAAAGCCGGGAAACTAGGGGATAGAAATCGCCGCATTAAATGGCTCTCTCAGGGCTATATGCGCAACTGGCGCGCTCAGAAGTTCAGAGGCACCAGTGATGCCCATATTTCAATAGCTCGTCTGGAAGCGAACCTAGAGGGTCTCACAGCATGAGTACGCTAGATCCACAGCGCCCTCTTAGCCGTAATCAATTAGCAGCTTTTCTGCCAACGCCAGAGGCGATTAAAGCCTTTGAGCGATTAATGCAGAATTCATTTGTATTGACGCCGGCGCAGATCACGGTGATCTTGCAGCTTATCGATCAAGTGATTGTGGAGTCAGGGAATGCATTATCTGCAGCGCATGTGAATGCCAGCTTGATTCAAGCTTTAGAAAGTTTGACCGCAGCGTTAATAACAGCCCCGCAAGATCAAGCAAAAGGATTAATAGATGCTTTCGGCAAAGAGCTGCAAGCTCTGAAAATATCTCCGAAGAGTATCCAGTTGAATCCTCTAGTTGATTATGCGACGGCCTTTTTATTGATGGGTGGATAATGTCACAAACTAGCAAAATATTAGGACAAGTAGCGCCAGCGGCGAATACGCTAACGGCGCTTTATACCGTTCCCAGAAGTGCCATTATTTCCACGGTGCGCGTCTGTAACCGGAATGCGGTAGCGGACACTGTGCGAATTTCAGTAGCGATTGCAGGGGCGGCGGATGCAACAGCGCAATATGTTATCGATGAAGTTCTGCCAGGTTTATCCAGCATTGGAATTACTGAAGGCTGGGCATTAAATGCAACAGATGTTATCCGTTGCTTTTCCTTGAATGGAACAACTTCTTTTAATGTTTTTGGCGTTGAGATTGCATGAGTACGGGCCGCACTATTCAGAAAACGACTCTGGATTCCAGTTCATTAACTGGGATTAAAGGTGCTGATGGTGCGACGATTGCAACGGGTGCGAATCCCCTTCCGGTTAGCGGATCAATTTCGGTCACAGGTGGTGCAACTGAAGCCACACTCTTAACCCGGCTCAGTGAATCTGATTTCGATACGAAAACGGGCTCTTTAACCGAAACGGCTCCTGCGACTGATACGGCAAGTTCTGGGCTCAACGGGCGACTCCAGCGGATTGCACAGCGGTTAAGCAGCCTGATTGCGCTACTTCCTACTGCTTTAGGGGCTGGCGGCGGTCTAAAGGTCGATGGATCAGGTACGGCATTGCCTGTCTCTGGGTCTGTCTCTATCACTGGAACTCCACCATTGCCTACAGGTGCGTCCACGGCCACAAAGCAGGACGCTCAGACCGCGCAATTACAAGTGCTAAATTCGCTCGCCCCGACGCTCTACGATTACATGAGCCTAGGATATACCGGCTCTGATTTAACGACCGTGACTTACAAGTCTGGTGGCAGTGGTGGCACAACCGTTTCCACGCTAACCATGACATACAGTGCTGGCATCCTTCAGACCGTCACGAGGACTCCATAATGGCCCTGAAATTAGTATTCAATCCTGCATCTGGAAAGTTCGATTACATCGATCCTGCGCTCGTCTATGTGGCCGGAACGGGCATCACGATTGACTCGACAAATCCGTTAGCGCCAGTCATCAATTCCACAGCCATTGCGAACAGCAATAATCTGAACCTATTTTTTAGTCCTGCTGGAGGTCTGATGTAATGGCCAAGACAACTACAGCACCATTCTTACAAAACACTAACAACGCTGACGGGACAATCCTGCCAGCCGATACGACGACCAAGAAGACGATCTTTACCGCAGGCGCAAATGACTCTGTGGTCAAGAGCCTGATGCTGGCTAGCACGGACACGGCAGCGATGAACGTACAGCTCTTCGTTAACGTCGGCGGGGCGGGAACTGATCGTTTGCTGGCGACAATTCCGGTTCCGGCTAACTCAGGCAACCTCGGGACGGTTCCTTCGGTGGATGTTTTGCGCAGTTCTCTGTTCCCTGCTTTAAGTTTTGATGCCTTCGGAAATAAAATAATCAACCTTAAAGCGGGCAGTCTCCTTAAAGCTGCGGTACTTGTGACAGTTACAGCGGCTAAGCAGATTGACATCTTTGGCGAAGCGGGTGACTTCTAATGATGGGAGAAATGAATCCGCGCATATTGGCTCTTAGAGGGTCAATCGCTTATTTGGAAATGCGATTATCGACAAATACCGCAAGAGCGGGAAGCTTTAACACTACTCCGATTCCGTGGGATGTTGTAGCCATAGACAGTCAAGGACTATGGGAGCCTTCATCTAATATGGTGCGGGTGAAAAAATCTGGAATTTATATTGTCAGTTCTTCGATTTTAATACTCACCAATGTAACGGGCTATGTGACGCTTCATAAAAGCTCGTTGCCTTTCGTAGTTACGTCAGACGCGATCAGCTCCTTTAAAGGTGGTTCTACCCCGATATACCTTAAAGCAGGCGATGGCGTTTACTCAACGCTAGAATGCAGCGCCGCCACGACAATGCGTTCTGACTTTTCCAATTTCACACTAGCTGGGCCATTAGGCGGATGAACATCATGTATCGTTTGTCACGTTAGTGGATTGAAGCCTACGTTGGACTTATTTCAGAAAGTTAGCGCATAATTTATTTATTGTTATAGGATTTAAAAAATGACTGTTCTAGCCAAAGTTCTGATTGAATCCAAACAGGCCGCAAATGCGGTTGCAACTGAATATACTTCACCAGCCAGCGTTAAAACGCTGATTGATTCCTTTACGGGCACCAATGTCACGACTGGCTTTGTATCACTGACGATTTATCTTGTCCCTATTTCGGGATCGCCTGATGCTACAAATTCCATCACCTTTTCCAAAACATTAGCACCCGGAGAGGTTTATACCTTTCCTGAGATATCGGGTCAGACATTGGAGCCCGGAGATTTTATTGCGGTTCTTGCTAGCGCTGCAGCTTCAGTCGTCATCCGCTCTAGTGGCAGACAGATCAGTTCTTAAATTGGAGATTGATAGATTATGCAAAACTTCCTCAAAATTGATTCTTCCATGAATGTTATGCCTTTGTTATTGGCTATTTACCGGCATGCCAAAGTTAGCGACATTTGGAAAGAAGATACTTATTTGAGGGATTATGCACAAGGCCCGTTTGGAGATTGCGAGTCCATCATCTTGCGCTTTCCGCCACGCTCGGTCCACGAAACTGAAGAGACATTGAAGAATCATCTGGCCTCGATTGACCAACATGAGAATGTCGATCAACCTGTATATAAATTATTGCCAGAAGCTAGAAGTCTAGTTTCTCCTTTGATGGCCTATGTTCATGGGGAGCGATTGGGCCGCGTGATGATCAACAAGATCAAGCCAGGCGGCCAGATTTTCCCTCATGCTGATACGCCTGTCCATGCTGAATATTGGGATCGTTTCCATATTGTTCTGCAATCTTCTCCAGGCGTTTTATTCCGTTGCGGAGATGAACAGGTTTATATGGAAACCGGCTCTTGCTGGTGGTTCAACAATAAATTAGAGCATGAGGTGATTAACAATTCTGCGACGGATCGCATTCACATGATTGTTGATATTCGGACGAATAAGTCATGATCACTTGTCATGTTGAATCTTTTATTGAAATGCTGCCGGAGCTTCAGCCTTTGTTGCCTCTTCATTATGAAGAGTTGGCACTGGATCAGGATAAAGTTCCTCTTGATCCGCAATATGAATTGTACTTTGAACGTGAAAGAAACGGGCAATTAATTTTTGTAACCCTTCGAGAAGCGGGAGTCTTGATTGGATATTTCATTGGCTTTATCGCACCAGGGTTACATTATAAAACTTGCCTGACTTGTCATATGGACATCTTTTATGTGCATCCCGAAAAGCGTGGTGGTCGAGCTGGGATTAAATTGTTTAAGTTTGTTGAGGCAGAACTTAAAAGACGCGGTGTAGATCGCTGGTTTGTCGGTTCAAAATGCCACATGGATGCAAGTTGGTTATTTCGCTATCTTGGCTTTGAACAGATAGAGATTTATTTCAGTAAATGGATTGGAGAATGACATGGTCGTAGCAGCCGTAGCTGTTGGCGCAGCAGTGGTTGGAGGCGTTGCAAGCAGCGTCATTCAATCTGATTCCGCAAGAAGAGCGGCCCATGCCCAAGGAGATGCTGCTCTCGCCGGAATTGATGAGCAGAGGTATCAATTTGATAAATTGCAAGAACTTTATAAGCCTTATATTGATGCTGGGACTGGTGCGTTAACGGGACAGCAAGACATCTTGGGGACTAATGGAAATACCGCGCAGCAATCAGCGATTAGCCAATTGCAAAATAGTCCTCAATTTGCCGCACTTACTCAGCAGGGTGAGAATTCTATTCTGCAGAATGCTTCTGCTACTGGTGGTTTGCGTGGTGGCAATACACAAGCTGCTTTGGCTCAATTCAGGCCGCAGCTTTTGTCTGAATTGATCAACCAGCAATATAGTCGGCTTGGCGGCCTTACTTCATTAGGCCAAGCATCGGCTGCTGGCCAGGCTGCTGCCGGACAAAATACAGCGAATAGTATTTCTGATCTTTTGGCTCAACGAGGAGCGGCACAAGCGGGAAATGCTATTGCTCAAGGACAAGCATGGTCTAATGGTATTAATTCCGTTACCAGTGCTATTGGTTCATATGCAGGAATGGGTGGAGGGGGTAAATTCTAATGCCAGCGCCATATAACTACATGCCGGCTAATCCGGTAGATCCTACGCAATCATTTTTCAATTCTTATCAGCAAGGATTGGCATTGCATGATCGGCAGATTGCTCAGCAGGCCGCACAGCAACAAGCGCAGGCTCAAGCTGAGCGGCAGAAGGCATTGCAACAAGATCTGGCTAATATTAATGCGAGCCCATCGCCTTCAAAGATCGCTTCGCTGTCCGTCAAATATCCTGAGCTAAGTGAGCAGTTCAAGCGGTCATTCGACATGATGACAACAGATCAGCGCGATCAGAAGACTAAGCAATTACTTCCTATTTATGCGGCTATTCTGAATGGAGACAACCAGACGGCTGCGGATAGTCTTCGAACGATTGCAGAAGCTCAAAAGAATTCAGGGATGGATAAGGACGCTGAAGGAACTTTGACCTTTGCCCAGACAGTTGAGCAGCATCCTGAGCAGGCCAAGACGCTTGGTGGGTTGACACTTGCTAATCTGATGGGACCTGACAAGTTCACGGAGACTTTCACCAAGCTTCAGACCGAACAACGAGATGCTGCGGAAGAGCCTGCAAAACTGAGTGAGGCCGAGTCCAAGGCAAAGAGCGCAGCCGTGACTGCTAAGTTCGCTGAATCAAATGCGGCAATGGATCTTCAAAAGAAAGGCTGGGATATCACCAAGATTCGCAGTGATATCGATATTGCCAAGAAGAATGCCAATATCGCCGCACTTAATGCTCAGATTGCCCGCGAGACGAACGGGCTTAAACGGCAGGAGTTGGGGATGCAGCTCACGAAGATGCAGTTGGATCGTGACAATACCTTGAATGCTAAAACGGCAGACTTGGAAAGCGCACGCAACGGCATCGATAATATGCTTTCGACTGCTGACAAGGTTCTCAAGACGCCCATGGGAACCGTTGGAAGTGCGGCAGGCCCGATTAGTTCTCGCGCGCCCACATTCAGCCAAGATACGGCCGACTTTGAAGAGCTGATTAATACATTGGGGTCACAAGCCTTTATTGCTCAAGTGCCCGCCATGAAAGGCTTGGGTGCCTTATCGGATGCAGAAGGTAAAAAGCTAACGTCTGCTTTGCAGAATTTCAGTTTGCGCCAATCGCCTGAGCGGCTGATGCAAAACGTGCAGGAAGCTCAGCGGCTGATGCTCAAGGCTCGTGAAAACATCGCCAAGAAGAACGGCATGCCTGATACATTGCCGGATCGACCTCAGGCCCCAGTGCAAGGGATGCCGGCTGGTTTCTCCGTGGTGCGCTAATGGTAATCTACAACGTCAAAACGCCTGATGGTTCCATGATTAAGATTCAGGGGCCGGATAACGCCACGGATGCTCAACTGGCGCAGGCGGTGACGGCGTATGCCAACTCAGTTTCTACTCCATCGCCCACGCCTGCTCCTGAGCGCGGCTTTCTCGGTTCGATCAAAGAAGCCGTAACGGGTGCTGAACGCGCTACGCCTGAAACGCAGAGCTTGCCTGATTGGGCAACGATGCCTGAGCTGAATCAATTGAGCCTTGCAAGTGCCAAGACTGGCTTGGGTACGCTTCTGAGCAATCCGGCTGAAACTGCACAGATCATCAAGGCTAATTTCCCAGATACTGAGATTACGCAGGACGCCAAAGGCAATTATCTGCTGAAATCATCGATTGATGGGAAGCAATACGCGATCCCGCCTGGATTCAAAACCAGCGATATTCCGCGCGCGGCGGGCGCATTAGCTGCATTCACGCCAGCGGGCAAAGCTGCAACGATTCCCGGCATGATGCTTGGAGCGGGCGCTACACAGGCAGCTATTGAGACGTCACAAGCTGCAACGGGCGGTGAATTCAATCCTGGTGAGGTCGGGGCCGCTGCTTTGTTGGCTGGCGCAGTTCCCGTTGTCGGCCAAGCCGCTGCCGCATTGAAGACCCCAGCAAAGGCGTTGCTTGATAAAGCCCTTGGGAAAGTGATTCCATCGGCTGAAGAGGTCCAGACGCCTCTACGAGCTGCGCAGGAATCCGCTGTAGCCACTCCAGAGGCTCCGGTAGTGCAGACGCCCACCACAGTCGT